TCGACGCGGCGACGTTCGCAGCACTGTCGGCATAGTCCGCAATCGCGCGCTTCGCGCCGGTCGTCCAGTCCGCATTGGCAGCACGAATGTCTGCTGACGACTTCACTGCGATCGCGACGGACTTGTCGTAGTAGTCCTGTGTCGCGGCGAGCTCGGCGGCGTACTGCTCAGGCCCGATCCTGTTTTGCGTGCGCTGCTTGGCGAGGTCCGCAACCTTGCGGTCGTAGTCCTGCCGGATAGCAATCTGCCTATCGAAGTCGGCCCGTGCGTCGCCGCCCATGCTCAGGCCTGCGAGTGTCTGATCTGCGGCCGCCTGTTGCGTGTCGAGTTGCTGCTGCAATGCGTCGGTGTAAACCTTAAGGTCCGATGCTCGCTTCGTCGCGAGCTTCGCAGCGTCGTCGGTGAACTGCTGATCATTCGCCGCGATCTTGTCCTGTGTTGCCTTTACCTCGCCAGCGTACTTCTCCATCGCCGACTTCTGCTTTTTGCCTTGCGCGATGACGATCTGCTGCTGCTCGATCTTCAATTCCTGATCGAGCGCCGCGGCGCGCGCGTCGTGCAACTGCTTCAGGCCATCTTCCTGCGTGATGAGCCCTTGATCCTGTAGGCTCTTGATGTGCTCGAGCGAAGCTTTCAGCCTGGTCTCGATGTCCTTCTGTTGCTGGTCGAGCGCGGCAAGCTGGCCACTGATCGCGTTTTGCGCGGCCGCCGCCGCAGCGCTCGCCGCCGCCTTTGAACCGTTGCGGCTCTGGTACTGCTTTTCGATCTCGGCAAGGTTGCCAGCGTGCCGCTTCTCGGCAGCAATGTAATCGGACGCAGTCTTGCCGAGGTCCTTCGTCGCGGCAGCGAAGTCGGCGTTTTCCTTCCTGATCGCAAGATTCCGCTGCTCGAGCGGCGTCGCGTACTGCGTCGCGCTCAGATACGTGCTTACTGCGACCGCGGCGTCCCCACTCGCAGCGCGCTTTGCCTGGGCGTCTGCAGTTGCCTTTTGCGCTGCCTGCACCTTCTGAAGGGCCGCCACCTGCGCGTTCGCTGCATCTAGCTCTGCCTGCGCAGACGTCGTATTGCCGAACGGCATAGCCTTCGCTTGGGCGAGGTTCCGCTGTGCTTTAGCTTGCCGCTCGATCGCATCCGCCAACTGATCGGCATTGGACGTCGCGACGCCGATCTGGCTGATATGGTTGATCGTGTCGATCACATCAGCCTTCAGAAGCTGCCATGCCTTCTGAATGACGCCGATGTTTTCTTGCGCATGCTCCTTGAACTGCTGGTGCGCCTGGTCCATTCCTTGAAGAATGGCCTTGTATGCGGACGCGCTGTCGCCTGTCTTGATGTAGTTCTCGATCACGTCCACTTGCGCAGCAGAGAACGTGTGGTACTGAGTTTGCAGGTCTTCGAGCGCCTTTTGCGGATCCTTGGCAAACTGGATCAGCGCTGCGGCAGCCTTTTCTGCCTCGACGCCAGTGTCCTCCGCAAACTCAGCAGTGACTTTTGTCGCCAGTTCTAACTGATCTGCCGCGATTTGGCCGCTGGACACCAATGCGGTCATTGCCTCCTGCACCGTCGTTATCTGCGAACCGGTGCCGGCGATGCTGCGCGACATCTCGCTCAGTTGGTCAGTCGTCAGTCCGAGGTAGCCGTTCGTCACCTGCGAGGCGTGCGCAAGGTCGTTCATCGAGACGACGCCCTTGGCAACCTCGTACACGAATCCAACGACTGCGCCAGCGACGGCTCCGATGGTCAGTCCGGTGCCACTGAAAACGAGCGACAAGGCGTCCGCGCGTTCCGCCAGCACCAACAAGGAGCCGCCGAAGTTCTTCCAGGAACCCTGAGACGCTTCGTGCGCTAGCACTGCCAACTCGCGGCGCGCGCTTGCCGAATTTAGACTGAAGCTGTGCGCTGCATCGCCGTTCGCCTGAGAGGCTTCCTCGACGGCGCGGAGTTTGGCAATAGACGCCGCGGCGGCATCGGCAATGCCAAGCTGCGCAGCCTTGAGCTCGAGCAGTTCTGAGCGCGTCTTGCCGGCGGTATCCGCGGCGCGAGTCAGCGACGAGACAAACGAATTGATCTCGCGTGCACTGGCCTTGCTGCCGTTCGTGGCAGCCTCCGCGATGGCTTTCTGAGCGACAGCGACACGTTGCGCCGCCTGGTCCTGCGTTTGCATGAACGCCTGCGCAGACTTACGCGCAGAGTCCAATTCTGATCGATAGCCGCTCGCGTCGGCTGTGACCCGCGTTACGCTCTCATTTGCCACTTGTTTTCGCCTTGATCTCGGAGTCGATCGCATCGGCGACAGCCTGCGCCGCCGCCTTCTTTTTCGCCTCGTAGGCTGGCCGCTTGAATGGCTTGGCCGCCGAATGAGAAGTTCCGTATTCCACGAAGCGCAGGTAATACGCGCTCTTTAACCATGTCACGATGTACGACGCGACCTTCCCAGAGACTGATTTGTCGTCGTCGTACGCGATGACCAGCGACTTCGCGCCCTGGCCTGTGGCGCGAGGGATCCGAATCTTTTCCTCTGCAAGAAAAATGTTCGCGCCGACGAGTGCGGCCTTGCGCAACGTCGATTCGCTGACGGCGGCATCAAGGGCGTCCAATTGCGCGGTGAGCGCGCTTGGATTCGCCATTTCGAACGCTTTAGCCATTTGCCCTCTTGCCGAATATCGAAGCACGAAGCATTGCGGTCTGCGCAACCGGGTCATCCAGCAGCACAGGTTCTGGCTCTGGCCTCGTGGATAGCCCATCAATCCACGGGATAACGTCTGAGGGCCCGAAAGGATCAGGCCGCCTCTTCGTGTCGCGATTGACGTTGTAGATTGCGGCGGTGATCGCGCCGGCACGCAGGTCGGCCATCTGCTCGCCGAACGGCTCGATCTGGTGATACGCCAACCAATCGGTGAACTCCGCGCTGCTGACTTCCGACTGGCAGCGCGCGACCGACATGCCTAGCTCGCGGGCGAGTCGGAACCAGAAGAGCCGCTCTGGGCGGCCTCGGAGTTTTTTTCGGCCTCCTCCGTCGATTTCGCGCCGATCTTGTTCAGGCGCATTGCGACTTCGACAAGGCGCGTCAGAACGTCGGTGTTCTTCTCGCGCAACTGCTCGACGTCATCGGCGGTGAAGACTGGCGCGCCAGCATCGTCGACGATCGTGCTTGACAACATGAGCGCCTGGAAGCGAGACGTCTTTTGCGGCTCGGATAGGGCATCCATTAATGCTTCGCGCGCGCGGCCGCTCATGACGGTGATGCGCACGGCGCCGCCCCACTCCGGAACATCGACGTCTTCCGTCGCGAGGTCACGCGCGGCGAAGATCTGCTCTTTCGTCAGCATGGATCAGGCTCCTGCCGCAACCGTCGTCACCGGACCCGAGATGGTGATCGCGATGGTCGAGGTGATGACTGCATCCGTGCCGCCGGCGATCGGAAACGACTTGACGAAACCGTCGAACGTGTCGGCGGTGCCGTCGGGATATTCGAGCTTGAACGACTGGAGGCTCGACGCCTTCTGTGCCGCTTTCAGCGCGATCTGCCCCGGATCGGTCATGTCGATATTCACGTCGATGGAGAACGAGCCGTTGTCGATCAGACCCAAGCGCTTTTCTTTGGCCGTCGAGTCAAGATCAGTCACATCGATTTCGCTCGCGCTGCCGTCGAAACCGCTGTAGGACTTGACGTTCTTCGTCTTCGTCCACGTCGGCTGTGCGGCGCCGTCGGCGGCCGTATCGACGTAGAACTTGCTGCCCTGAGCGCTCACTGCGGTGCTGGTCATAATTTCACTCCTGATACCAAATTGAGAAGTCCTGCCGGGTGCCGTACAGCTTCGTGTCGTCTTCGTAGTCGTCCACGGGCGCACCGATCGGCACGCCATTTACAGGGCCGCCACCCAGCGCGGCCCGAACCTGTTGGTTAATCGAGTCCGCCTCGGCCGCAGTCGTCGACCACACGACGACTTGCACGCGACGGTTTTGCAGTGAATCGGGGCCGTCGAGCGTCGTCTCGTCTTCGCCACCAACGCCTTGGTACACGATGTACGGGCGCGCCGTGCCGGCTGGTGCAACACTCGGATAAACGCGTCCGCCCGCAAGCGTTTTCAAAGCCGCATAGACGATCGCCTTCGCACTAGCCATTGTTCGCGCCTGTAGTGCACGGCAGATCGACGTATTGGCGGCCCGCGAGATCCGGCAGCGGCGCGCCGATGTTGAACACCACGCCGTCAACGATCGCGCGCATGCCGTTCGTGATGTCGGTTCGGTAACGAATGCGAATGCTTGCTGATGCTGCACCGACATCGGCGTCGGACATCAGTGTTTCCTTGCCGGTTAGCATGCGGACATTGCCCCACACGGTACCGACTTCGGCCCATCCGTCGACCGGTTGCCCGAGGTCATCGACGCCGCCGATATTCCGCTCGATGCGCACGCGACGATTCAAAGTGCCGGCTTCGAGCATGTCAGACGCCCATTCCGACGCGGTACGGCTGTAGGAGATACCGCGAACCGTCTGGCAACAGTTGAACGGTGCGGCCGGTTCCTGTGACAACGTCCTCGCGATTGCTATACAGCTTCCCGAGGATCAGCAGGATCGCCGCGCGGATCGCATCATCTGCGATGATTGGATCATCGCCAGCCGTGCCCGCCAGCACTGCGGCCGCCATGTCATCAGCGGTCGCATACACCCGCCGATTCATGTAATTCGACGCCGATTGCACCGCTGCGCTGGTGTACAGCGCAACCAGCGCGTCGTCAGTGCCAGCATCGACGCGTAGATGCGCGAGAGCCTCATCGGCCGTGATGATGGGCGTCGGATCGGCCATTACCTCGCCTTCCTCGGCTTAGTCTCTACCTCTCCAGCCGTGCGAACCTTCACCTCCGCAACTAAGCCTTGTCGATGAAGCTCGTCAAACATGATTTTTTGCATGTCGACGACTTCGTTCTGCTTGTAGAAGCGGTCGTGTTGGAACGGATGAAGAACCTTCGCTTTGACCATCACGTCAATCTCCTTTGCGGATCCGCGCGCCGGATCATCTCCGGCGCGCTATCACCGTTTAGCCGCCGCTTGCCGGAGCGAGAGCGCCTTTGATGAACGACTCAGGGCGATAGACAGCGAGCGCGAGACGCTCTTCGCCGCGGATCGTGACCATGTTGGTCGTGAAGTTGTTGCCGTCCTCGCTCGACAAAAGAACGTTCGCCTGTTCGCGATCGAACACCTGAGCGCCTTGCTTGAACGCACCGGTCAGGAACTGGCCAGCCGTCATCGCGAGCGACTCGGACACGGGACGACCCCACAGCGACGGCTGCGCCGACGCACCCGGCGACACGAAGATG